CTATTTTCCTCTTGCAAAACCTTCATAAACGATTACATCATAGCTAATATACTACTAAGAATAATAAGTCGAGAGCCTATTATTCTTACATTCTCTTGATGGAACAAAGCACCGAGTCAAAATCATTCAATTGATGTTATGGTTGGAGCAAAGAAGAAATTTTATCAAAGATAAAAAAAGAACGCCAGACTTCTGATATCGCACTAAACAGCAAGATTAACTTATTCAACGAGCGCCAACTATTGTATAACAATCCCACTAAGGACGAAGATAAGATTAATATTAATCTCATTTTTCAGTTTATGATGATGCTTATGAGTATATATTATACTGATGAGCCAGAAGCCACATTTACAACTGATGAGATCTGGAACGAGGAGATAGCTGATAACACTAATAACGTATACAAACGAGATTTGTATGTTATGCAGATGCATATTATCAAGTACCTAGTACAGTGGTATAAATTCTGGTATGGTGTAGGACTGCGTATTATAACAGGATATGACAGCAATAGAAATATCAATACTTTCCAGGTAGTAGATCCTCGTTGCCGAAGGCCAGATCCGAACGGTGATGTTGTACTCAACAATTTCCGCCGACACTGATTTGTTACGGAAGCGCCCTATTATGATTTGAAGTTTAACGATGATTACTTCAATACAGAAGTGTTATTGAATACACAGATAAGAAGCGACTATTATACTAATATGCAGGCGGACCAAAGCCACAGAGGTATTACTAATAGTGACGACAATACTGATAATAAACTTGTATCGATATATACGCACCGAACAAGGGTAATGGACAAGGAGAACAGGGTGCAGAGAGTATGTCTATTCACGCTTGATGATGCTATGACTGAGGTTATACGTTATGAAGTAGTAGATCCAGTAATGCCAGATGAGATAGCTGATCCTAATCTCGTACAGTTTCCGCTTATCATAAATGCTCGATCTCCACAGCCAGGAGATCCATTTGGTATTTGTGTACCAGATGTTGTAGAGGACAAGCAGAAACATATGACTATGTACGAAAACTTGAAGCTGATTAAAGCTAGTAGAATAGCTTTATGAGGAGACAGATTATATGACGTAAGATTGATAAAGAACGCAGCAGAGCTTGAGAAGCCTACATTATGATGAAGGTGGATCTGACTTGACCCCACTGCGGCGGGAGTGCCACTAGCTAATGCTATATACGATATTCCACAGGATACCATGCCTAGGGAGCTTATGGAAATGGCCCCTATACTGAAGCAACAGGCGCAGCAAGACATATGATTGAGTGATCTTACTATGGGTAACTTAGCAGAGCGTGACGTTACAGCAAGAGAGAGTCAATCAGCGCAGATGAATGCTAATATAAGATTGATACTACACAATGAGATAAACAACCGATGAGAGGAGAGGTTTGCGTGGTGGATGTACAGATGATATATGGAGAATTTCCCAGACAACAAGGAGAAGATAGTGCGTATAAACCAATGACTATGAGAGCAGAACATTATACTAAGCAAAGCGGACTTTGTGAGTAATAAAACACCACTCATACGTATAAGTCAAAAGAGCGATATCGACAATCTAAACAGAGAAAACAAAGCTAATTTTATGGCGATCTATCCGCTCATAGCGCAAGATCCTTCATTGCCAAGGATCAGTAAAACATATGCGTTGCGTAAGTTGCTTAAATTGAATGGCTTGACTAAAGGTGAGATATCTATAATAGCTCCTATGTCAGCTGAAGAAATGGAAGCAAGACAACAATTGGAACTGATCAACAGAAACCAGGCAGTCGAGGTATGATCACTAGATGAGGATCACTTTACTTATCTGATTGTGTATCAAAGAGCGTTTAATACACCAGCTAAGTTTGCAGCTATAGAGATGCGTAAACAAGCCTATATACTATCGTGACAGCAGGAGAGAGATGCGCAAGCAGCAATGATCGCTTGAAATAACTGAATGGCACAGAGCGCATGAGGTCAGCTTGTATCTAATGCAATTGCCAAATGAAATGCTAATAATCCACAAAATGCAGCATCACTACAACAAGTAAGACAGTAACCATTTACCATTATATAAAAAAGTCATGAACGAAGCAGACGAAAAAATTATCCCTACTCCAGACGGTTTATTCCCAGATGGGGTATTCGAAAAAGATTGTATGTGGTCGCAATGAATAATTGCAGCAGCATACGAGGAGACACAAAAGAGCTATATTAATCTTATATGCTCTATACAGTATTACCCTACTCTAATTGCTAGACTAGAGCAGGATTATGAGGAAACGAAAGAGCTTTGCGAGAAGAATAAACAAGCACCAGAGCGGAAAAGCAAGATGATGAATTTAGCTACTACTTTATGGGAACACAGACGTGATCTAAAGAGGTACAAGCTGGAGCATAGTTACTACAAACAGAAGATGCTTGCTTTGCTTGCCCTAATGACTACTGAAACAAAGGAAATACTTAACGGTGAACGCCGCTATTAATACAATCTTTTAATTCCTAATATTCTTAACTATGGGAGATCAACCAATTAATCCTTTCGAGCAAGCGCCAGTTATTGCGCCGCAGTTTATTCCGCAGCCTTTTTCGCCAGATCCTGGTAAAACAAAGCACTTGCAAGGCAATATAGATCGAGCTAGTCTTACAGACGCCACGAAAGATCTATACAAAACGCAAAATGCAGCAGAGAGAATAATGGAGTTTTATGGGCTAATACCATATAACCCTAAAGACCCTAGGATGCCCTTCAATTGTAATAATGAAGCTGCATGGGACCGTATGAGAGTAGGCAGCAAAGATATCTATACACAGGTACTTAATCCATACAATGGTAACATGGAAATGCAAATTTGGATACCTAAAGAGCAACAAAAAGACGTACTTAGAGCGTATTGTACAGTGTACCAGTTGGGTATTATACATAATGTAGGTACAATGTTATTGAAGGTTATCCCTAATCCACCTAGTCAATTAAAAGCAAAAGTAAACCCTTATAATGGTTTTGGTATGCCCAAAGACCAATTTTTAGATCCTAATGCTAACAATGCAGTGATCCTCAAGCCCGAATGAGATAGCATTTCTGATGTCCAAACTCCAACAGAGTCCAGAACGGAAAGTGCTGCAGTCGTACATGCAGTCACGAATTGAGGCCAAAACAGCAATGATACTTGATCCGCAGAAAACTGATGACAAGTTGATAGCAAGACGGAAAGATGAAGTATATCGGCTCAAGACGTTGCTTGACCTACCCAGCTCGCTGGTGAACTCGCTCAACCAATTCAAGCAGGACAACAACAGGTAGTCGAACTTGATCCGACATATCAAGTATTAGTTACTAAAGAAGATGATTTAGAATTCATACAGGATCAATACACTAAGGTAGTGACTCCGCTTACTGGCAAGACATTGCCAACTAACCAGTACGGTAAAGATCCAGAGCGATTAGTAGGTAAGATTACCGAAGCGGTAGAACAGTATGTAGCGAAACAAACTGAGCTAGCTCAATTACAAGTAGCTCAAGTGGAACAAAATCAAACAATTGCTGAATAATATATCGGGCCATTCCTTCTTGGGCCATATAACTAGAGATCGGCTGGGGACAGCACATTTATCTTTGTAAATTAAGCCTATGCCAAATGGACAACAACAGGTAACAGACTTCGAGTTATTACCTGAAGAAGAAAAGCTCGCAATCATCAATGGTCCTGCATTCAGAGAGGGGATCTCCTACCCAGAAGAAGAAGGTGATGATGTTGAGTCCGAAACTACTGACGAGGAGAACGATCAGGAAGGCGAGGACGAAGCAGACGAAAATGCTCCCCAGTCAGACGAAACAACGGAGGATAAAAACTCCGAAAAGAAGAAATCTGGCGTTGCTAAAGTAATCGAACAGCGCAACGAAGCACGTTCTGAACGTGATAGATACGCTGCAGAACTAGCACAGGCGCAAGATCGTATCAGAGAGCTAACCGCACAAGACGAAAGAACACAAGATGAAGATTTGGAGCTAGTGAAACTCACAACTAAGGAGACAATCTTGGATCGTGACATCAAGAACGCCGAAGAAGCTGAAAAACGTAGCTTTTACAAAAGCAACCCACAGGCAGAAAGAGACAGAGAGGCACTTGAAGCTATACTACAAGAGTTTCCAAAAATGAGTTACAAAGACGCTTACAGCTTCTTTCTTGTGAAAAAAGGTCGTGCAGGTGAACTCATCGCCAAAGACAAGCCAAGTAAGCCAAACAAATTTTGAGTAGCTGGTGCAACATCATGATCTAGTAATACATGATCTGAACTAACTACTGCAGATTATGAGGCGGAAATGGCTAAACAGATTGCAGCTGGTAAAAAGACACCATTCAATTAGGCTACAAGTCGAGATTATTTATCTCTTTGTAGTCCGCAATGACTTTAACAAGCTCATGAACCATTAGTAATGGTACGACAGGCCTTATGGCCTACCAGAACTATATGAAAAAAAAGGTCATTGAGAACTTTGAGCCAGAGTTGTATTTTTACAACATGGGGCAGAAATCTCAATACACTGGATTTAAGACTATCTCTTGGACTAGAATAGCTAGATTAACTACTTCTGTGGCTAATAGTACGCTTCTTCCTGGAGTAACACCAGCCGACCAAAACTTGGTAGAAACTACCGTTACAGCGACTCCATCACAATATGGACTTTATGTCACATTGACTGATGAACTGAAAGCTATCGCTTCAGTAGATGTTGTAGCACAAACTATCAAGCTGGTAGGTAATAATCTCGCAAGAGTTATCGATCAAGTTGTACAAAGCCACCTTCTGACTAATGGTACTACCGTAATATACGGAGGTACTGCGCCAGACAGAGCTGGAATTGATAACACTAGTGATAAGATGACTTGGCAAACTGTAGCTAAGGCTACCGCATTGCTAGAGGTTAAGGCAGCTAAAAGATTTGACTATGACTCTTATGTTGGAATTTTCCATACTAATATCATATATGATCTTTTGATTGAAACAACTACATGATCTTTCATTGACGTAGCAAAATATGCTATGCCAGAGAAAATCATGAAGGGAGAAATTGGTATGATAGCGAACTGCCGCATACTCAAGACTCCATTCATTCAGACTGTAGCTTCTTGAGTCACAGTTTATCCATCTTATATTATGTGAGCTGATGCTTACGGAGTTGGTGAACTTATGGGCTTGGAAGCAACTGATACTGGTTGGAAAGCAACTGATAGTGATCCATTAGCACAAAGACGTAAGATCTGAGCTAAGATCCACTTTGGTTTAGCAATCTTGAGACAAGAGTCACTTGTCAGAGTAGAGACAGGTTGTAGTCTTGACTCATCAGTATACGTATTCAGTTAGTAATATTGGTAGGGTATTCCCCTACCAATATTTTATAGTACATGTGGTTTTACTCGACTTTCCACATGTACTATAAAATATTTACCTATTACTACTGACTATGGACGTTGCTACAATGCTACCTATTATAAGAAACCAGACAGGTACAGATACTGTTAATATGCCTACTGCTACACTTATGCCATATGTTAATATGGGGTTTCATGATTTAGAAGGCAGGATAGTAGCGCTGATTAATGAGCATTATTTTTATGGAGCGCTTACTATCGATACCATAGCGAATACAGAAAAGTATGCATTTCCTTTGGGCTGATCTGGTGCTAATATAGCTTGAAGCCGAACACCGAACGTAGAAATCAAGAAGCTGATAGAGGTAGGAATTAAATATAGCTCAGACGCTGGAAAGTATACTAAGGTAACGCAAAGCGATCAAAGCACAGCGGAAGAATTTATCGATACGTATAAGACCTTGCAAGATCAATCTAATCCCGTATTTCTTATACAAGATAAAGCTTTACGAGTTTACCCAGCGCCAACAGCTATTGTGACTGCATGAATAAAAATAGAAGCGATCAAGAAACTTATTGATCTCACGTCCACTACGATTGAGGCCGATATCGGTATACCACGAGAGTATCACGATATGATAATACTCGCTACAAGACCACGAGTATTCAGACACAGACAAATGACAAACAAGGCTACAGAGGCGCAGAACGAATACGAACAAGCTCGAAGTATGATGTTGTCTAAGTTTACTAACTTCAACACCGCTCCGCTGGAGCGTGGCATTTATATACCTACCCACTTAATGAAGTAATGCCATACGAACGACCAAGCAACAAGTTTTCCACGTGACTAGCGTTTGACGAATTTCTAGGGCCAGACGGATCTTTTCAGTTTTCCAAAAATGTAGATGTAAGGCGTAACCCTAGTAGAATACAACTAGCCCCCAGAGTAAGCTTGACTGACTATAGCACAGTAAAGATTACCGCTATATTATGAATAGATAGTAGTAATATATTCACATTTTCTAGTTTGTGAAGGGTATATCTTAACAACGCCTTGGCGTATACACTTACTGGAGCGGTAACAAACAAAGAGATATTGAACGCATGTATTTTCAAGTCCTATATGTACATATTCACGCCTAGCGGAGTACATAGGATTACTATAGCTAATGCTATTTCTTGAGCGTGGTGATGAATAACTGAAAACTATATAAACTATGCAGTTACAGCATACGTACAGCCACTTGATGCTGGTTTCACGAGCGCAGTGCTAGACTTCAAGAATGCTGCGTGAGTAGTAACTAACTTCTCGCTTACCGATAGGGACGGTAATGCAGTCACGTGATACGCTCTAGCAACTATATCATCTGGTTACACGCAGGTTACATGATGACCGTTTGCTAATGGTCCATTTACCGCTACATATGACTTTGTACCAGAGGTATGATCAAGAATACCAGTGCTTAACTACTATGACTCAACACTATATGTAGCACTCAAGAGTATAGTAATGTGATACCACCCACAACTATGAGCTACGCCAGATGTATGATTGCTGATAGAATTCGAAAATAATCAGCAGATTGTATGAATTACTGCGCATGATACACAGTTTTCTATATACGTGCAAGTAGATAGTCAGAATAGTAGGAAATACTTACGAAGCGGTAAGGGGACAGAGCCTAGCGCAGTAGTAGAGCGAAGCGGTATAGTTATTAACAATGTGTGAGCATCAGAAGAATTTGACTATGTGACGACTAATGATCCAAGAAGTGAAATAAGCTCGATCTATAAAACAGTATGATACCAAAAAGCGCTTATTTACGAAGGTAAAAAAGCAAACGGTAATGTCTTGAATGGTGAGCTACATGTATTATCGATCAATCAAACATTACCGATCAAAAAAGATATGTGTTTTGTACCAGCGGAGCAAGGTATATACGCAGCATGATTTTATTACTCTTGATTTCCTATCTGTACTACTAGGGAGCGACAGTGGACCTCGCAAATACGTCCATGGTGCTGAGCGGTACACAACTCATACCTATACGTATCTTTTCAGAATATGTCTAATTCGACCTATTACCTCGCTAAGATCGATCTAAACTATGAGCCTGCTATAACTAGCGCAAGCCACGAGTCTAGTTGAGAGCTGCGACAAAGAGTATTCAAGGGAAATAGAGCTACCGAAATGAAAACATTTGCTGGGATTGAAGTATGATATGAGTTTATATGAACGCAGACCGTAAATGCTAATAATTGATATATAGAGTTATATATTAGATGTAACAAGAGGGGAAATCGATTGAAAGTAAGAACAATAGACGCAAGAAGTGGTACAGATATAAATAATATGAGATGTATCATAGACGTAAATGAAATTAGTGCCGCTGCGATAGCTTTGAGTGAAACAACAAGTTTCCTAGACTGGAACGTTTTGGACCGAAAAGTCATACTATATTCTTGAAGCGCTTGATTGTGTTTGCCAGTAGTGTATGAAGTGAATGTTTTATATGATCTAGTTAATATTAATCATGCAAGATGATAAGCTCGTAGTAGTTTTACCAAGCACCCCTACGCCCGAAATAGCATCGGATAACCTTTTTCTTGAGCCTTCAGAGGATATACTAGATAAGATAAAAAATCAACAGAAGTTTATAAGCAAAATATATGAGTTTAATTGAGCGTGAGAGAATTGATACTACACTACTGAGTATACATTCTGATTAAAGCCAGCGTATAACCATAGAAGATTGGAAAGAGTCGTGAGAGCAGAACGAACGAAATCAGTAGACCAGACATTCAACCGAGCGTGAGGCTGATGATATACAGAGCAAATACCAAGTTTCCAATTAAATATGCATGCTACTCTAGCGAGCATGGTAGTCAATAGTGGCACGTTTGTGATAGATAGGATATGACGGTATACTATCTATTTCAAATCTAACGTAGAGCTTAATAATATGGCGTGAGTAAGGTTTTATATACTGAATTACACCACTGGGCAGAAGTATTATATGGACGGTAGACACAAAAGAGCTGATCTTGGAGTCGTTGTTGATACGGAGGTGACACTTTGTCAAACTAGGGAGATCTATATAGATACACCTTGTGAGCTTGGGCCAGTAATATGATATCGAGGGACTACAGCGAACTGATTACCTGGTAGCATAGTGCTTAAAGGAGATGGTGGTAATCCGCCAGTGTGACATACTGATGGTGGAACAACGTGGGCTATTAAAAAAGAAATAGAATGGTGATTATTTAGGGATTATAACTACTAATATGGCAACTACACAAAAAAAGAAAATGATCTGAACGACTGTATTCGCTAAACCAGCGGAGCAAGCCGCACCAGTACCAGTACCGCCACAACAACAGCAAGCTAGTTGATGAAGAATGATAGGCACGCAGGTTTTTGGTACACAACAGCAAGTGCCACAAGCTCCAGTGCAACAGCAGTCAGCGCAGGTAACAACACCGCCGCCTACTAATCCACCAGTCAATAATACTGATGATCTTTATAGAGATACAAGGCAAACACCACCCCCAGTAGTGCCAACGCCACAACAGCAAGCGCCACAAGCTCCAGTGCAGTCAACTCCAACAAAAACTACAACGCCACAGCCTAGTGCAAGTACTAAACAACAGGTTACGCCACAACAACAAGAGCTAGACTATCAGACAGCTAATGAGGATAGACTAAACCAAATAAGAGATAATCTGAACGCTGCAGCGGTAAACAACCCAAAATCTTTCTTTGATAGGGCTACGTTCGAAAAGTCTTACAATTACTCGACAAGATCGCAAGAGCAGAAAGATATATTGGACGCAGCATACGAGACATTTCATAAAAAATCATCATGAGAGCTTTTGGACTCTATCATGATGTGAGCTGATATACCAGCCGAGCAAAAGAAATGACAGGGATATATGGACGCTACCTCACGCAAGATGGATCTGGATAGATATTTATCGATGTCGTCAGAACAACTTGCTAATACAATAGATAATTTGCCAGCATGAAGCACAGCCTTAGACGATCTACGCAGATATGCTCCAGATAAGTACCAAGCTGCATTACAAATGCAACAAAAGATCCGCAAGCTAAAGATGGTTAATAGTAGTGTAGTAAAGCGCTTGATTAGTCCACCAGATAGCTCGCAAAGATTATCATCGCAAATGACTAAGCCAGATGATATACCCGATAGTTATGAGGGTACTAACCAAAAGACACTAGATGAGTTACAGCAAGATCCAAATCTTGTTGAGGCATTTAGATTTTTCGTGTCAGAGGACAAGAAGGTATTGGCAGCGCAGCAAGATATCGAGGACAAAAGAAAAGCAGTAACGCAGGTAAATATGGAGATTGCAAACCTAGAGAACAGGCTAAAAACACAGATGTTTGAATGAGATGCGCCAGCGAGCTATATCGCTGCGCTCGCAGCACAATTATCCAAGCCACTGATGGACAAGTTGTATTTTGCCCAAGATGAACTCAAGGCCGCTGAAGATAAGTTTTCACAAATAAACTCACTCAAAATACAAGAATTCAATGCGTATAAAGACCAGGTGCAAATGGACCAACAAAAGCAAATGCAGGAAGATACGCAAGCATTCCAGGTGCAACAGGCAGATACAGCATACAATAGACAGGTAGAGCTTGCGAAGATGGGGTATGAACAGCAAAATCAGCTCAATCAAGTCAACTTCGAACAACAAAAACAATACGCTGAATACGTGAAACAATTAGAAGAAAAATACCCATGATTTACCTTCAAAGTTAATGATGATGGTAGTGTTACAAGTATTAATAACTCCAATGGTAATGTAAGTAGATCCGCACCACCAGACCAAGCAGATGCAAGCGCTATAGACTTTATCAAGGCTAAAGAATGATTTAGATCCCAAGCATACCAGGATAGCGCTGGAGTATGGACTATATGATACTGATTTACTTCTGTAAACGGTAAACCAGTCAAGAAATGAGACTCTATGTCACAAGCAGAGGCTGACACTGTCTTGCAAGAACAGATAAAACAATACCAGAATTTTGACAATCTAGTTACCGTGCCGCTTACTAATAACCAGAGAACTGCGCTGACTAGCTTTGAGTATAACCTTTGATCTGGTATACGAACTAAGTCTAAGTGATGAGCGCAAGAAATAATAAATGCGGTTAATTCTGGAGATTTTGCAAAAGCTGGAGAGTTGATGTTACAATTTAATAAGGCTAATGTAAATGGTAAGTTGACTGTATTAAACGGACTTACTAACAGAAGAAAGCAAGAGGCAGCATTGCTCTTGAAACAAGATGCAGTTGCGAGCGCCACTAGCCCCACAGACACACAATGATTGTTGTCTTTGGCTACTAAGCTATACGAAACTGGAGGATTTGAGCCTAAAGATGTTGCAGCACTAGGCTATACTATGGACGAATTCAATAGACTTGCGCCGCAAGTGTACGCAGAAAATAAGGCAAAAGAGTTTGGAGCTAATTGATTTACTGTCACTAATCCAGATCTTCTATTTGGTAAGAGTAAAAAAGCTATGGAAGATATTGCTGGTACAGTACCAGTAGCGCATACACTGATCAAGAAAATGCAGGAGTATAAATCATTATTCGATCAATACGGTAACGAGTTTTGGCCGACAGAAGCCAAGGCAAAACTATCATCATTACATAAAGATATTACACTCAACCTCAAAGAAGCAGTTGAGAAATGATGATACAGCCTTTGAGTATTGAATGGACCAGACTGGAGTATATTGACATGAGTATTCCCAGAAGTTATTAATAAAATAACTTTTAATGCAGGCCCTAAGATCGATCAAGCGATCAAGAATATACAAGCGAAGATCAACTCTAATGCAGCAAGATATGGACTTACGTATACTGGTAAAGAGCAGTGAGTACAATCTACTGCGCCTACTATAACCGCTAATAGTACAGATGATGAAATACTGAATGATCTGAACAAAAACTTTAGTCAATAATTTGTAACATGTTCGACAAAACAGATGCAGACAAGGTAAGATACTTGCTAAGCCAAGGTATAGATTATGAGAGGGCTAAGAGTTTAGTAGTACAGCAAAAAGCGTGATCCAGTGCAGTTAATATTGCAACGCAGACAGCTAATCAAGTAGTACAAACACCGCCCCCAGCAGTGCCAATGCCACAACAGCAAGCGCCACAAGCTACTCCAAAGTACAATATCAACCCTTCTCCAGAGCAAGCAGCAGCTAAGTGAGTATACCCATTGCAAGCGCCTACTGTATCGCAAAAGATCTCATCTACTGTTAAGCAATTCGAGCAGTCTAATCCTATAACTAAAGGTATCAAATGAGGTCGTGAGGCTCTTGCAGAGTGATTTATCGAATGAGGTAAGACCGCTGCAAAATGAGCTACATCGTTGTGAAAAAAAGCCCTAGGACAAGAGACTGACACGACACGACAACAAGATGTTCTTGATGTTGCTGAATGAACTACTACAGCAGCTATGACAGCTATTTATCCAATAGCAAGTGCGGTTTTCGGAGGTATTGCAAAATCTGGTAAGATGTGAGAAAATCTTACTCAGAATATAGCAGATGTTAATACTAAGATATGAGAATTTGTTACTAAGATACCGTGATTATCTAATTATAGGGCATCCTTGCCAGAAACAGACAGACAGCGTCTTGACAGTCTAGTATGAACACGGTCCACACTATGACTAGCCGAGTGAGTCAAGCAATTCAAAGCATATAAGAAGCAACAGGCAGCTAAATACACAAAAGCAAACGCAGCCAGCGAGTGATTTTATGACGCTCAAGGCAATTATACGCCATATCCAAAGGAGCCTACACCTAGTGGCTGATGAACTGCTAGACCGCTCATATGAGCTAAGACGCAAACTGCGACAAGTGTAGCTACTCCAAAAAAACAGGCTGAAATAAAAGTGAGTTACAAGGATAAGATTATATCATGAGTCAGTTGATTAGATCCAAGAACTATATCGATTATACGTTCTGATCCATCACTTTTCAAGGCAGTTGATGAATGAAGCATAAGTACAGATAGCATAAAAGAGGAAATATGATCGATATATGATGCGTACAAGGGCCAGCGTTGACAGATAGGGCAATCATATCAAAATTTTTATGACCCAGATGTTACTTTTGAGCCAAGGCAGATAGCAGAAAAAGTAGTGTCCACTATGAGAGATAAGGGTATAAGTGTAGATACAGAAGGACGCTTGCAATTCGATCTAAGGACGGTAGTACTGAAACCAGGCGAAAAGACAGCAGTCGCCGAGGCTCTAAACATAATACAACAGTGATTGTCTTGAGGACCTATCAGCGTGGAAGAACTGCATAACGTAAGACGTAACTTGTATAACGCTCGCCAGTACACCGATTGAGTAGCAAAAGTAAGATCCAATGTGGTGGAAAGAATGGTCGATGCAGTCGATGAGGTATTGAAAGCAGTGCCATGACGAGCAGAGCATGACCGTATATTTTCGGAAAAAACAAAGTTTCTTGCTGGTATACAAAAAGATTTCTTCACTAAAAACGGTACTTTTAGAGGTAATGTAAGACCGCTATTAAATGAACATCATAGGGCTAGACTTGAGAGGCTGGAGGAGCTTGTGCCATGAATAACACAAAAAATTCAAATGGTATCGGCTTACGCTGACTATCTACGTACTAGAGATACTAGCAAGGTAGGAACATACACCAAGACAGCTATAAAGATGTTACTACTAGGTTTATGAGTATCTGTATGATGATTTGGAGGTGCTATTGCTGCAGAATGACTATCTACTATACTATGAGATCCAGAAGTATTTGTAAGATGGATAACCAGAAATGGTAAAGCGGAAAAGATACTTGATAAAATAGAACTTGATATTCAACTATCGACACTAGAACAACAGGAACTAGCTGCAGCAGTTGCAGAATTCCAGGACTACGCTAAACTTACAAAAGCAGAAAAGAAAGCAGTAGAAGCACAAAATAGAGCCATGAAAGAGGAGCAAGCCTTCAAGCGTAAGATGATGAGAGAAGGAGAGCCAAAGCCAGTTACTATGAAAACTACTGAAGTGACTCCAGAGTGAGTTTCGAAGCAAGACGTTGTAGTCGCTCCAGCTAAACAGACTAAGCCTATAGTGACAGTCACAGAAAAGATGCCTATCGTAGCCAGGAAAAAGCCAGTAGCAGAGTTTGAGATCAAAAGCGATATCGCACCAAAACAAACGAGCGCACCAAAGGCAAAAGATAAATCTATGGAAAGGCTTATTGAGTTAGATACAGATCCAAGTTTTGAAAAGGTGACACTTACAGAGCCTATCGCACCAAAGGCAAGAATATACGAAACCCCATACGGTCAGATAGACAGTGTTTTCTTTGATAGGACAGTGCAAAAAGTGAAAATATGAGACAAGATATATGACAGATTAGATCTACAAATATACAAGAAACTTACAGATGCTGAAGTAGGCAAAAACAAACAAGATCTTGTATATGATGACTTGAGAGGAAAGCTCCAGGAAATAAAATCTGGTAAAACAAATAGGCTATCATGAAGCCAACTTGTTGCAGTTATGGACGAGCTGGGGATCGAAAGTATTAACGATATACCAGATGAGTCACTCCAAGATATCCTGGATATGGTTAGATCTAGGACTGCTAAACCAAATATACTTGCAAAAAAAGAAAATACCAATATAATTAAAGAAAATACTTTATCTAATAATGCAGATAATGCCCAAGACAATAGTGTTTGATCCGAACAAGCTCAATGATGAAATGAGAGCGTTTTATGAAAGCCTGCCAGAGAACTTGAAGCAGGCGGTAAAACTTTGACAAAGTCTTGAGGAGCTACAAGCGCAAGTACAAGCGTGAAAGATTGATCTGAACGTGCTTGACAGTGATCTAGCAACGTACAACAGCAACAGTTATCTGACGCCAGATGATGAAGAAGTTGACGCAGTATAATATCAAGTAATGATAACACTGTAGCTAGGAAAAGGCAGGCTGCGCCAATCGTTGAAGATATACTTTCTAAGAAAAACTACTCAACAAGATCCGCTGATTACACAGCGGAAGAAAAAGCTATACTCAAGAGCTACTGATGAAAAGGTAGCGTTTCGTGATGATGAAGGGCTATACTAAATCAATTCTATACTCCGAAAGAGGTAATAGACGTTATGCGAGATCTTGCTAAGAACTATGTAGGATCTGGACGTATGCAAAGTGTATTAGAGCCAGCGGTTTGAACTGGTAGATTTTTGGAGAATGTACCAGATGAAGTAAATGTTATAAGAGCTTATGAGATAGACAGAGTACCAGGTACTATAGCGCAGATACTGTATCCAAATGCAAACGTGGAGATCCAGGATTTCACAGATCTATTCATGGATTGAAGATTTCCTATCCGTAGATATACAGGCCCTAAGTATGACGTAGTTATAGGCAACCCACCATACGAAGCATGGGAACATAAAAACAAGTGACTATGACTGGAAGTATGACTCAAGAGATTTGAGGACTTTTTCGTGAAGAAATGAATAGAGATGCTTACCGACAGAGGTGTTTTGGTGTACATAGTACCGCAATCGACAGCGAACAGGATCATTGCAAGCAAGCGATGAAGCGTGAGACGTATTATTAACCTACCACGTGGAGTATTCCCAGACACGCAGGTTGATACCCAAATAGTCGTTGTACAAAAGTACAACCCAGATCTTTGAACAGCAGTGCCAGAAGATATAGGAATAAGGACACAGTGAACTGATAAATTTGGAAAATCTATCGAGTATCTAAAGTCAGATAACCCACTGGAAGCATTGAAAGATATAAAGATAGAGTCACGTGATACCACTAAGGTGAGCGAATGATCGATAAACTCATTGTTCGATTTTGAAGATGTACCAGCACCTATAATAGAAGCAACTACTAAAGCAAGCAAGCAGGTGATAAGGTCCACAAACAAAAAGCCAAACAGATCCATAATGGTATGATCTCCAGATGCTGAGCTTATAGATATAGTTTCTGGTATGCCAGATGAGCGTATCTTGCAATACCAAAAAGATACGAATGTATACGGTTATATCGATAATATAGATCGCTGATCTCAAAGCGTTGCTTATGCAAATAATGATCCTTCACAGTTGAATATATATGATTGATATGTTTATACAAATGAGACATACCTTAAAGGTAACCTATACGATAAGCTAGACAAGTTGGAGCAAGACAAAAATGAGTGGTGAATACCAGAAGAACTATACAGAAAACAGAAAGATCTGATCGAGTCTGTATTACCCAAAGCAGTGACTATTAATGACATCAAGTTTTCCGTTAACGATAAGGCAGTTATGAGAATGCTTACTAATGAACAGGGTAAGAACTGATACAAATCCGTTACAGATCTATTCTTTGAACGATTAGACGAGAATAAAGTAAGAGGTGCATACGTATCGACACGAGAATTGAAAAACTATATCAGATGAGGCAAGGTAGACAAAGAAATCAAGTTGAAGGTAGAAGCTGAAGCAGACAACGCATTCAATAGATTTATCGCAGAAGGCTTATCGCCAGAAATTAAAACAACACTGGAGAAGCAATATAATAGAGCTATGAGGTCCACGTATATTCCAGATTATCTTTCATTTCCACTATCGGTAAAATGAATAGGTAAGGTATTCAATGGAGAGCCTTTGAAGTTACGCAATAACCAGATAGAGGCTATTAACTTCTTGAACTATAAATGAGCTGGTATAATGGCGCATGGAGTATGACACGGTAAGACGCTGGAGGCAGTATTGGCAGTAGAGAATGCTATGCAACAGGGTAAGGCGAAGAAACCACTTATTATAGTGCCTACGTCCATATTGCAAGATAAAAAATGATGGATAGACACCATAGCACAAGTGCTACCAGCCAGAGAGCTAGTAATGCTATGAGGCTTATGAGTTGGTGACATAGCTAGACTTACTGAAGATCTAGGACCAGATCCTACGCAATGGGTAAAAGAATGACAGATAGGTATAACTACGTATGAGTGACTAGGTAACTTGTCTTTTTCTCCACAGGTAGAGTGACAGCTTTTAGCATCTATTAGAGATGCTATTGCAAAAGATACTGACACCGAAAAGCAAGCTGAAGCGCAAGAGGCCAAAATGGAAACAGTACTATGACAGGGATTGAGAGGCAAAGAGTTGTTTTTCGACCAAATGTGATTTGATTTGCTTGCAGTTGATGAAGCTCACAATTTCAAGAACTTGTTTAGTAATGCAGTAAGTGAGGTAGATAAAGTCTGAAACCCAGTAAAGTGAGTCAATAGATATGGTGACCTGCAGTGATCCACATCATTGAGAGCTAAGAAGCTATATCTTGCATCTCAATGGGTAATGCAAAACAATTTTAATCGTAATGTATATCTATTTACAGCAACACCATTTAATAACAGCCCATTGGAGGTATATAACATGTTGAGCTACGTTGGTAGGGCTAGACTAGATGAGATGGGTATATTAAATATGAATGATTTCTTTCCCAAATTTGCTGATTTCCAAGAGGATAGAGTAATCAAGGCTAATAATAATGTGGAAATCAGCAGGACCATGAAAAGCTGGAAGAATAAGCCAGAGCTACAGGCTATAATGTTCGAGCATCTAAATTTCAAGCCCGATAATCCAGAGCTTGTAAAGCCAGAAAATAAGCTGATGGATATGAAGATCCAGATGTCACCATTACAACAAGGTATACAACGTGACATTATAGATACGTATATGAACTCATCAGAGCCAGGACAGTTGCTCGTTGGTATAAGTGAGGCAAGAGCAAATTCACTATCCCCATATTTCACTAACATCTGGAAAGCTAGAGGCGAAGCTACTCCCACACCTTTGGAGCTTGTGCAGAATAGCCCTAAGATAGCATTGTTTTGAGATATTATGAAGCAGGTAGTCAAGGATTGATTGACTGATTGAGCAGTATTTTATTCTGAATTCGGAGAAAAGGAATTTCCAATGATAGCTGACGGACTGTCTGAATATATAGGAATACCAAGAGAGAAGATAGGTATATTGTGATGATCTGTACCAGCTGGTAAGAGATGAGCTATAGTAGACAAGTATAATAAGTGAGAGTATCAAATATTAATCGCCAGTAAAGTAATCAAGGAAGGTATAAACTTACAGAAAAATTGATATATATTTTATGATACCCAGATCGATCGAAACCCAACAGGGCAAACGCAGAAGATGGGAAGGCAACGAAGATTTGGAAATAAGCGCAACTTTGTTGTTACGGTGCTACCACTTGTAGAGAACTCACTCGATAGTTTCATGCTACAAAAACGACAAGAGAAACAAGACCGTATAAGTGATCTGTTTACAGTTGATGGGCAAAGAGAAGGAGAGATACAAGGATTAGATCCAGCGGAGCAAAAATATGCTTTGATAACTGACGTAGATAAAAAGACCAAGCTACGAATAGATATTGAAAATAGTAAGATCAATGACAGCATCAAATTGCTTAATAATCAGATAGACGAGATAAAGAGCCTGCAAAAGGCCCTGGAGACGGAGCAAAATAACATGACACAACACGAGGCTACAATTAAAAGGTATACAGAGCAGGCAGCTAATAATTCTTACTATAGTAAGCGGCTTGAAGATGAGAAGAAGGAGCAGGTAAATACCAAGAAGCGCTTGCAAAATAAAGAGCAGGCCCTAGTAAACAGATGAATATCTGACCCTAGTAATGTACTACCCTATATAGAGGCGAAGCAAAAAGAGATCAACTTGCTGGAAGAACAAAAAAAAACAATTGAAATAGAAGCAGTTGAAAAGAGGAGGGAGTTTGAAAACGAAAAAATCCGTATGGAAAGAGAGAGAAGAAGCAACGAAGATTATGCTAACGATATAGCAGAACTCAATCAAATGCTAGAGTATCATGACGTTGCAAGTCTAAAGGAGCTGATGGATAGTTGATATACTAAACAATCTCCAGAAAAGCGTGCTATAGTAAGTAGCAAGAAAGTTGACAAAACTAATAGCCCTAATTATACTATGGATAGTAATTTATCCGTAAATGATAGTATGATGAAAGAGGCAACAATAATAAACAAAGATCCTATACAAGTATACAGATGAGAGTGAAAGGGTATCTCAAATGCTACCTATGTGAAATGACAGTATTATGCCGACAGCGAGAAGTTTGCGTCTACATTCGGGGAGGTAAAAAGATGACAAATACCAGCCAACAGCAAAATATTTAATTTTGACATTATAAAAGATAACGAAAGTCAAAATTTAATACCAAAAGAATTATTAGTTGACCCCGACTCCCTTACGCAATATCTTATAGATAAATGATTTACTGTGACTAAAAATACTAACTCAAGATGAGTCGAGTATGTTTTATTGAATACAGACGAGGGCAAACTAATAAACTTAGCACGTAAATCAATAACGCTTGATGATTTCAAGGAAAAGTTGCTTAGCGATACTGATCTTGCAACAGTAAGAACAAATATATCGCAAATGATAAATAAATGATTACCAGTAACGTCTCCAGCATACAAACATATACGAGATTACATACGAGACAAAACGCAGAAGATAAGATTACCGTGACAACCTAGTAATAATGCGTTTCATTGATGAACTCAAGTTATTACTCAATTCGACATATCGAAAGCAAAAGAGTGAAATTATGGTAAATGAATATATCTAACAGATAGCCCCAAGTTGGCAGAATACTATTGATGATTAAAGATAAAAGCGCAAGAATTATCAGAGATGCAGCGTGGATCGTTGAGCTTCCCAGACAATAAGCGTGGCATAGTATCACGTATAGATATTAGCTGAGTGAGGATTAAAGAACTAAATAAACCGCCATCAACTAAGGATATACAGTTGGCAAGAGAAGAATGATATGATTGAGTAAAATTCCCAGATACGTTGCTCAAAGAAGATTGGGATTATAAGTTATTGTGAGATTATGCAGAATGAAACACAATATACATATTCAATACGGGTAAACTATCATGAAAGAATACAGCTCTAAGTCAATATACTAAGTAATTATTATACTATATAGTTATGCTATGTTGCAATATCCCATTGTATAGCTATGGTATAATATTATGATATATCATATTTACCCCGAAGTAAATATGATGAATAAGTCGAAAGAAAGCCAGTTTGAAGAAAAACTAACCATGTTCGTTAAAGATCGAGAGAGGAGCAAATGTTTAGATGGTAGTATGCAGTGACTAATACAACAGTACAGTCTTGAGGTATGTTGAATATCTATCAACGGACTTACTAATTGTAAAGATGCGTATATCAGCTATCCTAATTGACCTTTCAATCATCTACGGAAAAGGATCATAAATGATAACAATGATCCTATGCATGCTCCAGAAATTGGAGATATCGCTATATGGAGCAACGGAGATATCGGTATAGTCACTAAAGCTATACCGTGAGACAGTTGCATTGAGGTATTGGCACAGCCACTATGAAGTTGTGAAATATTCATTAGATCATACGAAAGTATACTATGATGGATGCGCCCCAACTATAGAGATAGTGAGCTTGCAGAACGTAAAAGATAAGTCGAAGCAAATAAAACAAAAGTCGAGTAACCCTTTTGTTTTATTCCTTCTTTCTATAATATTATGAAACTACTCAAACTACTCAAAAGCGAGGTTTTGGAAATGGCAGTATCGTGACAAGAGCTAACAGTAGGATCTGTTGCAGAGCCTACAACTACTGCTCCACACGCAGCTGCAGTAGATTGATACGGTAACGCACCGTACGATATTACTGACGACACTCCAGGTACATTTACAGATGTAGCGCTCATCAACTTAGAGTTGTTTACGCTTAATTTGTATTTAGCGCCAACATTATACAGAACTATTACTGCTGGTGGGACTACTGGTAATCAAACTATCAACAAACCTGCTGGTACTGTAAATATCGCAGCTGGACAGGCTGCAGTTACTGTAACAAATAGTCTTGTAACAGCTAATAGTATAATCCTTACTTCAGTGAGAACTGCTGATGCTACTTTGTTGTATGTAAAAAGCGTAGTTGCTGGATCTGGTACATTTACTATTACATGTAATGCGAATGCCACTGCAGAAACTTCAATATGATTTGTGGTAATAAACTAATGGATATAAAAAGGTCGAGCTTTTTATATTCTTACAGACACAAAACATGTGAAATGTAGTAGGGCAAACGCTTACCGTTGCTTCGTTAACTGCTCCAGTGAGCGCCACTGCTCCATTTGCGAACAGCTTGGTTACAGGATACGGAAACGTAAAGCGGAACTTGGCTACTAATCAGCCAGGTGATTTTACAGATGTCAAAAATGCTAACCTGGAGGCTTATGTACTTGGTATGTTATCTGGTAGTGGTGCAATCACTGCTGCTACGATAGCTATGATTAATTCTAGCTCATCTACTAACTTGGTAGACTCTGACACGATTAGATCTGTACAGGTAGTTAATACCAATACAACAACAAACAATGCTGCAGGTATAGCGTTTAGAACATATGCAACTAATGGTGTAGCAACGCTACAATCTTGAGTAAAGTTACTAGCTCAATTCACTGATAGGACTGCTACCGCAGTAACTGCGGATCTGGCTATACTTACCAATAATGCTGGCACTATAAGTGAAAAGATGAGGGTCACTGCTGTTTGATTGGTGGGTATTGGAACGTCCGCCCCAACACATACGTTTACACTTGGTAGTACGAGTACTGGTATTGCGATATATAACACTGCGGATCAGACTACGAATTTTGAGAGGCTCGTTGCGCAACGGTCAGCTAATACCGCTTTCATATCTTTTCAATGATCTGGCACAGCAAGTGCAAGAACACTAAGACTAAATGCGACATCTTGAACGTGAGGTAGCAATTCCAACTTCAATATAAAAAGATGATCGGCACCATTCTTTGAAGTAACAGCAGGAAGTCACGCAACGACAGGAAACCTTTTCCAACTATGGAATTGAGATAGTAGTAGTCATTCTAGTGGGACAGCAACATACTTTGCAATAGTACCAACAATAGCACACACAAGCACAGCGTGATATACAATTCTTGACCTTAACCCCACAATCAACACAGAATGATCTTGAGCAAAGAACTTCATTCTTTGTAGAAAAGCATCTTGAACTACTTTGTTTGGGGTAGATAGCAACGGTAAAGTAAATATGGATGCTACCATGACTGCTGGTGGGACTACTGGTAATCAAACTATCAATAAACCTGCTGGTACTGTAAATATTGCTGCTGCGTGAACTACAGTAACAGTAACCAATAGTCTTGTAACAGCTAATAGTATAGTTACTGCAGTAATCATGACTAACGATGCAACTGCGACACTCAAAAATGTAGTTGTATCCGCTGGATCTTTTGTTATTAATCTCGGAGCCGCTGCAACTGGAGAAACGAAGATTTGACGGAGAGTAATCAATTAGTATTTATCTTGTATTTTTATTATATCATGACTAAACCATTAGAATTCAGCATTAACAACGTAAACAAAGACGTATCTTTTCTTACTACGGTAGACGAAAAGTGAGAACAAACAACTGTAAGACTTACCGAGGAGCAGTATAATGCTGTAGCTGATGTTGTATGGTGAGCTGTCGAAGGCTTACTTGCAAGTATCGCAGTAGAAAATGCGAACAAAGCGGTTATCGCTGACGCTGTAGCTGATGAGGTAATCACTCCAGAGCAAGCGGAAGAAGCAGGAGCTTAAATCACTCTATCTCCGCAGGTTACGGAGGCTATATTTATTTAGCGAAAACACCAATGTTTGATATCTTATCTATGCTCAAATGAGCGATATTTTGAGCAATACTGCGATTTATAAACTTAATCAAAAAGGTAAATGGATTATAATAGTCTATGTCTTGTATCAGCTATTATAGGTGCTTTGATTGCGTATGAGCGAGTAATGCCCTACGTGTATTCTAAGTGCAACCATTATATGGATTGATTAGCACGTAGTGCAGTGCGCATAATGCGCTATTATTTGCATAGATAAGATATATGGCTGGCAAGGTAATCTTACGAATAGAGAAGATAATCTGATGGATAATCGCCTGTACTGCATGATATGCGGTACGACAATTGTCCAATAAAAGCCTAGACACTGGTAACCACGTATCACCAATAGCATTATGAGTATTGAGTCTGATTGTAGTATCCGCTTTGAGTTTACTTGTTAAACTTTCAGTAGATGTAGTCATCAAAATAATTAAAGCTCTAAGAAATAAAGAATAGCTTTATATTGTTACACAATACTCATGAAAAATTGGATCGATCTCGTAAACAATATCCAAAATGATACCTACAGGTATACAAAAAAAGCCCTTATAGCATTTTTATGCGCTATAGTGGGTTTTTTATTTTATCCATACTTTCATGGAAAATATAAAACTGTTCAGAGTGCTGGTACTGGTACTATTGTGTGCAATTTTTCTAGTCCTGCTCAAATATTCTTGCTAAAGGAATTGCCACGTACTGGCAAGTAATATTCTAAGTGCCTATTTACTATTTGATTTTGGCGTTATGCAAAATAATAGAGACAACTATTATCCAAATAGGTATAAGGATAGCCACCACATAACGCCTGTATCGCTCAAATGATATGATGTACCACAAAATATAGCTGAGATCCTGCGTACGGATCACAACTTGATACACCAAACTTTAGACATGAATAGTAGGTTATTCTATAACCTGTCCAGAATAGCCAAAGAAAAAACAAATCATAAAATACTCATGGGGCCAGATGATTTACAGTATCGACATGACGTACAGATGGTATACTTCGAACGTCTAAACAGATTACCGCAACATATCAAACAATTACACCTCGATAAGATGAACGAGTTGGTGCTATACGAGAACAATCGCCTTGCAAAATTAATCAAAACAACTACACCAGATCTAGCAAAAACATTCGATACTGCTCTTTCTGATTATCATACATACTGAAAAGAGCTTGCAAGTGTATTACAAGCAATAGTTAAAAAAGGTATTAAATAGTTTTATTTTATATAAAAGTCACATGCCCAGTTGGAAAACGAGTACGTTATCTCTTATGGTACTGATATACGCAATATCTTTACCAGTACTATTGATTGTGCTACTACTGATAGCACGATTGGCACCAGATACATTCAAACTCATATCAGAACAGAAACTAGCATTCCTTGCTGTTTTTGGCACTTACGTGGTTATGGGTAACGGATTACTCAATGCGTATCTTATGAAGTATAATGCTGAAAAGACAAAATGACAGTCAGAAGGTAATAGCTGATTGAGTGCGGTATGAATTAATAATAACATTGCTCCTGGTGAGCGTGGACCGATAGTAATCCCTACGTCTGACAATAATTTACATGATACTCGCAGCCTGCAAGATGTCTGATAGTCTGAAACTGTATCGTCCAGTAAAAGGCGAAAGAAACAAAGATCGGCGCTTGACACAAAAGCGAGGGGAAGATTTTATAATAACAAGCGGAAAAAACAAAGGTAAATGGATGTACAAAGATATAGTGTGACGACCATACCATTTATGATTAGACTACGCAGGACCTAAGAGTTGAGACAAAATACCAGTGTATGCAGCGCATATGTGAATAGCTCGTGTATACAAGACTGATAGCTGATTTGGTAACTATGTTACTATAACTTCACGTATAAACGGTGTGGAGCATATCACTTACTACGGTCACTTAGACAGCATAACCGCTGCAACTGGAGAATTCGTAACACAAAATCAACAAATAGGAATTATGGGTACTTCTGGAAACTCGACTGCAGTACATTTGCATTTCGGATTGAAAATAGAAGGCAAGCGATCAGACCCAACGCCATACATAACTGATCGAGATCATACACCATCTAAACCAGCCCCAGTGACGCACCCGATACCAGAAGATATTAGTTTCAAGTTTGCGTCCTACCCTGCGGAAGATATAAAAATGTTGATGTTTTTAGTTGAAAATAAGATACGAAACGGTGCTTTAGGTGATCTAAACCCAAGAAGCATGTTACTTCTTGCAAAGGCAGTTAATTTTATTATGTTACAAATAGAGAAAAATGCACAAAAAAGCTAAAGGAAAAGGCAAATGATGAAAGTCTTGCTAATTTTCAAATGAGACCCAATCATGTCGTTAAACTGATATTTATACTTATACTATTTTATAATGCGTTATGCAACATTCGATGTTATTCTATTCAAGGTCAAGAACCTAGATGTAGATTGTATTGTATCCTACACAGAGGACAAAGAAGCAGGTTTTTCACCGTCTATTACTCATTTCAGTCAAGTACATGATGTTCAGCTTAGTGTGACTGCTTATCTCAATTGAGATATTAGAAAATTTGTGTACACACTTTGAAACACAAAAGAACAGATCAGAGACAGAATGGTAGAGTTCATTATGGTCTTTCAAGGGTTTGACTACAAAATTCGAAGTACAGACGATGAGTATAATGACATATTTGATAGATTGTATAGATCGCTCCGTATAGATCGGAGCGAAGAAGATTTACCAGCTGGATCGGAAACCAACACGACAGTAAAACTATCCAATAGACTCGACACCATGTTATAAACTTATTTATATATTTTTTTATATTCAACTGATGCAAAAGCAAATTAAACTTACGGACGATCAACAAGCCCAGGCACAAAACTTTGACAACGAAGCACGCCAATCGATCAAGACTGCGTACGAAAACTTGATTAATATTATCAAGTCGCAGCCACTTAATCAGAATTGCTTGCTATGGAACAATGCTGTAAGCAGGCTTGATGAATTCTACTACTGGACCCAAATTTGCCCTATCGATACACAAAAGCTGATAGCTCATCTAGGTATCGATATCAATGCTGACGAAAGGCCAGCGGACGAGGTGGCGGTACATGATGGTAGCGTACAAAACGAGGAGACTGCAGAAAATACAGCAGAAAATCCACAAACTTAGATTTCTACTATTGTAGATATAAAGGACACTAAACCCACTCGCCATGGTGGGTTTCTTTTTTTGTGTAAAAATTTGACATTTGGATCCACGCTATGTATAATTATAGTATTGATTTATTTATATTTTTACCAATGACACCACTAGGATTGAAATTGCTACAGATCCAGAACAAGACAAGGTCACAAGTTCGCATTGTATGGAACAACTACTTGACCGAAACAGATCCGCACAAAGGTAGTAAAAGATTGAGGGAATGGGCTTGACTGATGGACAAGATCCATAACCTGCAAATCCAGATCTTCTTATGTGAGCTAGGCGCACAAGAGTATGAGCGTATCGTGTGACACAGAATTAGCAACGATAGAAAGCTCCATATAGAGTGCAGCGCAGCAATACAAGATCTATATTTATATTCTAATACGCAAGCATGCTAGTACAAAAACTACTGGATACGGTTATATACTGGGTTTTCGATGCTACGAAAACCGAAAAGACGTGGCTTATGGTTAAACTATTTTGCGTTGGTATGTTGATCGTAGCGAAGCTGGACTATTGATTATTCCAAAAGATCCTGCAGCGAAACGATAGGGGTATTGTAGCTATATTATCGTGATGACTACTGATCTGGTATATGGACGAGATAGTAAGATACCTATACGACCGAGTGAGATCGTTCGACCAAAAGACAGAGCCAAAACACATGATCGATAAAATCGATGTTGATGATCTAGTTGCATTTATGTTCGAGTACAATTGACTGCCAGTTGAGGACATGAAAAGATATTTTGATGTATCAAATGAAGATATAAAAAAGCTAGGTGATAACCTAGAAAGAGTTGGCTTACTATGAAGGGGTAAGGATAATAGGAGGGTACTTATGTCACAAGACCCAGAATATGTCACCAGGTTATTACTCTCCCACCCCGACAGCAACAAAATATGATGGTACTCCACTACTGGAGTGAGCTATAAACCGCTACCGATAGAGGATTAAACCAAACCGAAAACGTGTTGAAAATCGACTTGAAATCCGATGTTGAAAATGTATTGTTGAAATGTTGCAATTGCAGTTGCAACCAAAACCAACTTCATTAATTATCCATAAACAAAAAGTATCTTATGTTATCTGCTGCAGTTAGGACCTGCGTAGCGGATACCGATTGCGGCAGGTCCTAATAGCATAGGATCTTTTTGTTTACTTTGTTTTGTATGTGCTATCATGACAGATCTACTATATACTATCATTCAACACGTACCACGCAAAAAGTGGGATCTTTCTGTATTGGAGGCATGCGCCATTGATACGATCTATCAACTAAGCAATAATCCCAAATACAATCGGTGTATAAAGAGCAAAGATGCTATAGCAAAAGATCTTGGGATATCCAGGCGCACGGTTTTCAATATTATCGATAAGTTGTTGCAACTATGATTAGTTGAAAAAGACGAAGTTACGTCTAATTTGCGTACTACACAAGAGTATTATAACGAGTTTGTACTAGAGTGCAAAAATTGCACTACTAGTGCAACGCAGACAGTGCAAAAATTGCACGGTGACAGTGCAAAAATTGCACCCAATAATAATAGTAATAATAACAGTATTTTATCTATATCTAAAGATATAGATAAAAGCGCTGCATCTACCCCTTCTAAAAAGAAGAAAAAAACAAAAAAGGTTACTAAGAAAAAAGTAATGATATGATGAGACCCATTGATCAACGAAATGATAGACTGGATCAAGACATGTTGCTATGAAGCATGACTCGAATACGCTCCTGGATACAACGAGAGGAAGTATGTAAGAAACATACTGACTGCGACAGAGTTTGGCGAGGCTGCAGCGAAATACAAAAAAGACAGGAAAGCATTTGTGAGATCCATAGTAATGATGTCGTGAGAAGATTATGTCACAACTGCAGATACGCCCCAGAAAATATATAAATTCTGGCCCACGATCATAAATCAATGGAAAAAACAGCAACCGAATGAGGCGGAAAAGAAAGAAGCAACAGAAAAAGAAGAACAGGAGGCGAGGAGATTAGCAGCGAAGCAGAGGCAAGAGCAGGAAGCTGCAGCGAAAAGACTAGCGGAGGAAGAAGCAGCGAGAAAGCTCGCAGATAGAAACAAGAAAATAGAAATATGGATAACACAAAGATCTAGCGAGGAGATTATTAGACTCAAGAAGGAGTTTGAGGCACAATGTAATAGTGTTGTTACAGCTAGTTTAGACAAAGGTTATGAAAGCGCTTTTGTAAAACCAGCATGGTATAACTTTCTATTTGGAGTTCTAAAAAACCAAGGATAACTTATTTATTTTGTTAGACTGTATATTATGGGTAGTTATGTTGCTGGATGTCTGAAGTGTCTACGTACCACAGTTGTGGAAGATCTTACTGGATTGTGTGTCGATTGCTCCAAAGCTAGAGAGCAGAAGAAAGAAAGAATGAAGCACTTTTCACATGCTAGAGAAATAGATCCGAAAGCGAAAGATAGGGAAGATTTTATAAATCATCTTGATGACTTGAGTGTTGATGAGATGATTGATATGATGCCTACGCAGATACTTTATACTATGACGTATGGAAGTATAGCAGAGCCTAAAGAACGCAAAATCGATTTAGCATGGGATATGACAACGTATTTTTTGATATACTACTGTTATATAGATATAAAACCAGTTATATACAAGACTATAGATCCGAGACATGGAGCTAAAAAGATGTTGATACGATTATATGATAACTGATACATGCAATAAATATTTATTTGTAAGAATTGCCCCATGACACTACTAAACAAACCTATGCCAGCAGATAAGATATACAAAATAGTGGAGTCGATATTTTATAGCAATATGAATACTAAAATAAGTGTTTCATATAAATATTGACCAACCATGCTAGAAGAAATACTAACGCCAATTAGTTACGGTCAATTTTGCGACAATAATATACGCTCATTGATAACTATAAACTCAATAACTCCAATAGTGCCAGAATACAACATATGAGATGATGTTTACATACTCTCTAAAAAAAGCGAGTGAATGATAGGGATCGTAAAAGATGACTGATACTATTGAGTATATGCTAATTGAAATACATGAACCTACCACCGATCTGAAATTGCTAAGCTCCCAAATGATTTATAATCAGATTATTTACTTATTCATAACCCCTATGACAACACTAGACCCAGCGCTAGATAAACTACGCAATAAAGAAGTAAGTTTTGGTTGTGTGGTAAAAAGCAGAGGAACTGAATATATCTTTTTAACTAGACAAGATGAAAGTTATCATACCGTAGCGACTCTTGATTTTAGAATGTTTACGGTGCGAGGAGATAAACTAGATGACGAGATAATCTGACACCCTCTCACGCGGGGTAGGCTATGTCATCTTGGTTATCCTAAGCTCTGGAATAACAAGGTCCATAGTCGAGAAGATACAAGGTGTGAGGAAATGTGAAAGCTACTCATCAATATAGAAGACTTATTGTTGGATATGCAGTCATTTGACAAAACAGAGATTGAACGAATGACCTCGCCCAAGCGACCAGAACTAAGGGAGCTGTTAGTAAAGTTTGCGGAGTATATTTAGTTATATAATTGATAATTTTATGAACTACAAATGAGACGTATCGAAGCTCACCTCTTTTACGAAATCTTGCGGTTGTACTAATACTGATTACTGCTTATATCATATGGGCTATTACAAAGGTTATGACGATTACCCAAAAGGAAAACTGAGCGAATTAGAAAAAAACATTAAAGACTTGCGTACTGCAATAACTGATCTTCGCTACGCTACAATAATGTTTGTGTTGTGAGTTACTTTGATGCTTATTTATTTTATATAATTGATAATCTGATGAGTAAAGATCTTAGAAAATTATGCAAGGAGTGAGATTATTTTTACACAGCAAATAAAGATACTGGTATTATCACTACGGTGGACAAAAACTATGTTCTGGTTAAAGTAAGTGATCCGTTCTGATTTTGATGATCTTATACTAGATCTTACAATTCAGACAATTTTTTGGCTTCATGCGAGCTTATACCAAACAAAAGGGTTACGCTTGAGTGTAAGAAAGAAGTTATTTTATCCATTGGTATGCGCACTATAGTGTGACAGTTTTATGTCTTTATACTGCCTAAAACATATGCAGATACAATAGATCAAAAAATATTCAAAGTACGATCCATAGAGGATATTTAATTCTTATAATGCTTTTATGAAGGTAATACTATTCACTTCTGATAATGTAAGATCTTGCAAGGAAGCGCAAGAGATTTGGTGAAGATTAGAGAGATCGATACCAAGCAATTATGATGTAGATTTACAAAAAATAGACACAGATTACCACCACGAGATAGCGCATATGTATAATGTAAGATCTGTGCCGACAATAATAATGGAACAAGGCCCTATAGGTAGTGGCATGCTTACCCAAAGATATGTTGGCATCATAGACTTGAGGGCATTACTGCAACGAATATTTACGCATAACCCCCAAAGAAATGACTAAGCGAAAACAGGGGCAAAGAGTATTCTATCGCTTTCGAGATAGTGCGAGAGGTAACAGGATAGATGAAGGGTATGATACAATTGCTTATGTCGGCACGAAATATATGAAACTTACCAAGTTTCCCTGGTGTCAGATACATATTTGCGATAAGCCTAGGGAGGGTATAAGCAAACAGCGATCGTTAGACATATACGCAGACGAAAGGGAGTTTTTACAAACGATCGATAAAAAAAGAATAATAAGCCTAATAAAAAAATATAACTATGACAAGCGTTCTCTTGAAGATATAAAATTCATTCGAGAGTACATTCAACAAGGATAGACCATTTAGCGACAATATTATACATGTATAGATCCAGCATACTTATAGATCCATTGGCTTTGCGTTGATGCATACAATCTATTATAGACACCAAGTACGGAGGATGTAGTGGCGATTTTTACAAAGATGTTGGGATCTCACGTACGACCATAGCTAAAATATGTAGCAGAAAAATAATGTGAAGCAAGGTGCAAGATAGGCTTATTGACGCTTGAGTCAGAAAGAACGATATGGTGAAAAGGAAATTTTCTTATTATGTTGAAAAATTGACTTGCATTCTCATGTTGAAAAGTTTATAATGGTAATGTATTCAAACAGATGAATGAATACCGTGGCCGCTACACACGAACAGATACTATCTGTACAGTAATAAGTCGAGAGCCTATTATTGTGACTGGAATATAGCACTTTTATTTTGTTATGCAGCTGCAAATGCATTGAGACATTAATACCAGCGAGCTTATCGAGCGCAGATTGTCAGATGTGACAACTAAACCAGACAGGATACTAGCTGGTAAGGCAGTTATTGAAGCCCTACTATCCTGCCGAAACAAAAAGATGGGCAACAGTGATAATGCTGACTCGCTACTAGAGTCGTATATGCATTATGGTCCATGAGTAAGAAGATTAGAGGATCTATCACTATTGCAAGTAAGCAATATGATAACCTATATCAACACTCATGACGAAGAACAAATCGTGCATCATATTATGGATCTCAATCCAAAAGTATGACAATGTTAGTTTTATTTAGATCGTTTACCCTATGTTATTATGTCTATGTTTTGAGGAGTCAGACCACCTGCGTATGTTTCGCAACTGGAATGACTAAAAGATGAGTGCCCAGAATGCTACTTTGTAGTAAGCAGGAGGGGAGAAAAAATTATAAATGGTGATGTGAATTCTGAGTACTATTGAACAGAAAAACACAAAAACATTAAATGATGGTTTTGAGGTATTTACTTCAAGACAGTGGAAACAAAAAAATGACCGAAGGAAAAGATGTGTTTGGAACTACGAGATAATGATTGAGAGCAGAAGCTAATATTCTCATCATGGTGGAATAAGAACGTAAGACGTTTTATTTGATGTTTTGCCCAGGGACAAAGAATATGATACCTGGAGCTAGTCACGTACAACAGACAGTGAAAATACATTGATAAGTTGACAGGTAAAGAAAAACAGTGTATCAATAAATGATTTTCTGTTTTCCACAATGGAGAGAAGGTTGTACAGATTGAAGACCCCGAAAGAGATCGCATAGCTGAAGGGTTGAAAAGAGATACTGATGATGATGGTAGCGTTACGAAAACCCACCGAAAACCGCTGAACGAATATATGAAAGATGTAGCAATATCTTTCAAACCAGTAGAACGTACACAAGAGCCTAGAGTAACGCCAGAGACTAAAAGCGTTGATAATATACTTCAAGATGATAGTGATACTCCAATAATAGACAGCATCAAGAGGAAAATAGCCGAAGATGATGACGATGATTTACCTTTCTAACCGCCTAAAGACATGACACTTATTAGTCAAGCAGACTATTTTATATGAATAGTTAAAGCGTTTTTGAACGCTAGGAGTAAAGTAGATACAGTGAAAGAAGAACTGAAACAAGCACAAGACGAGCTAGAAGTTGCAAAGATAGCTTTGGTAAATTCTAAAGAGTTTACTGAAAAATCGATAACCGTTGATTGAAATACGATAACGAAAAGAGTGACTACAACACAAAAGCTCAGAGAGTGAGCTGAAATACCAGAAGAATATTATGTTGAGGCGTTTGACTACAACGCTATGATCAAGTGAGAGCCAAAGCAATGGGAAAGGCTAGTCAAGCAATATATGATAGACTACCCAGAGTATAAAACCAAGAAGTTGGACGATGATAGGCTGAAGAAAGATAAGCCAGACTTATTCATTGAAGAAGTGACTACAACGCTAGTATTGTCTAAACCAAAAGAGAGCGTAATAGAAACGGAGCAACAACAAGGGCCAGTAGATTTACCATTTTAGGTCTAGATATGAATTATACGGAGATAACACTTCCAGCCGCAAAGTATAAGCATATCAAAGTATCTCATGGTAGCATACGCAGAAACTCACGTATATTGCTGAATATCTTGGTAAAGTGCCCAGACCTCGTTATTGAACTGCCATATTATACAGTCAGTAAAATAGGGAAAGGGTATTGCATCATAACACGCCAGACAGCAAAAAGATCAAAAACCTGGCGAAATATTGGTTTTAAGTTGGTTATTGTTACGCCTAGCATATAATACTATTTATTTTATTCATAAGTCGAGTTATGGAAACAGGAACGTATGTACCAAGAACATTTGCAGAAAAAGCAACAGATCCTATAGCATTTGGTAGCTATATGGTAATAGGTATCACAATGGTAGTGTTAGCTATTACTATCAACTATCTATTCTGAGGTAAGAAGTCTAAGAAAGAGGAAGAAACTACGGTATGGACCAAAGAGCATGGAGAGGAGAAACTATCAGATCATTATAAGAGGATAGGCAAGAAGAAGTAATATTGATACTGGTAAGTGTAACTTACCAGTATATAGCATGCTCATAGTGTGGCGGAATGTGTAGACGCTTCACGGCGAGATTACCACTTGGTGCGGATAGCTTGCTGCATAAGTAGGACGGAGGTGCTGGGTCGCTACCAGTAACGGTAATCATACAAAGTTAAAATCTTTGTCGCTATGGGTATGCTATATACTTTATATCATTAGTACGATCATGATAATAACAGTAACTATGCTAAGTCTTATCGTGTTGGCACTTGCGACAAAACGCAGGAGACAAAGACAGATCAAAACATATGTATTGCATGACTGATTTTGGGAAACAAAGCAGCGTTAATGCTGTATTTACTCATATCTATAACATGACAACTATTCTAAAGACGGTTATTGTGTGTTGGTATCTATTATTTTTGCTAGGTCCTTTTATTGTGGCTATTGTTCACTGAAGGATTGTAACCCCACCACCTAGTTTAACCACATTATCTGAAAAGTATTACTTCACTACTTACCAGTATGTTGAAAAGCAGACGGATAAGTCACCATGTTATGGTGCATTGTCTAAAGCTAATCTTTGCGAGCTTGCGAAAGATAATTATACCTACCCGATGGCGCTTACTGCCGATATAAGAAAACGCCACAATATTAAACCTTGGGATAGAGTGGAGCTAGTATGAGACGAGTGATGCGCTGGAGTGTATACAGTATTAGACGACATGAATAAGCGCTTTAGACAGTGATGTATTAAAAGAGATTGAGTTTGTATTAAGTGAGATCTTAGTAATCGCCCATGAGGTAAATGCCATTTAGTTATAAATAAAGATCAATGATAGCAACTATATTTGGAATAGCACTAGCGACAGGTAGTATATTTATGACTGGATCTGATGCACAGCAGTTGTTGAATACTAACCAGTGAGTGTATATGAATGACCTAGGATCTGGAAACTGATGTAGTGGGATCCGTTATGTAGCTTCCCATAGTTTCAATAGACTTGGTAAGAAAATAGCAGCACTAAAGGAGTGAGACGCTATTACTTTCGACTGATGTGTATACATAGTAAAAAGTTACGAAATATTACCTACTAAAGGAACTTCGTATTCTAGTTTACGTAAAAGGGGTTGAATACTGCGATTACAGACTTGTGCAAACGATGCGGGAACGTATGTATTTTTGCTTAGACTAGAGGTAGAAAAAAGATTACGTAAAATAACCATCAAATAACCATTTATTTTGTTTACTTATATTCGATGTATAAGCCACCATCTCAAGAAACAATTGATTGAGTAACTGCAGAGCTTGAGACCCTAGAGAACTGAACAACAATAGAACATCTTGAAGATTGAACGGTCAAGATCCATGAGTATGCTAATAATCCATATTGAGTATCTATCGAGCAGCTTGCAGGAGATGCGGAAAAAAATATCCATGAGTATGCTCGCCGCAAAGCCCTCAATGAAGAAATAGAAAAAGCTAGGCTTGAAAATGAAAGACTGCAAGCCCCTATCCTACCGAACAGATCGCAGCGTAGGAAACACGCAAAGCTAAAAAACAAGAAGATGACTAAATCCAGGAAAAGAGACAAAGCAAAGATCGATAACTATATCCATCAAAAAAGAATGGAAGCAGCGCAGAGAGCTACAAAACAAGTATACGAGGTATAATTTTTATTTATATAAACCAAAAAAGTCAGATGACTAAGCAAGACAGAACAACAGGCGCTAAAAAGTTACTACGTCCAAAACTGAAAAAGTATGATTTTATTCTAAAAGAGATAAACATAAGACCACTTCTCCCAGACGTGACCGCTAAAATTAATGTCACTACGGTAGAGAACTTGTACACGTCTCATTTTTTCTTCATAACTAGACCTTATGTAGATGAAGAACGTATACGTAGGGATATTAGTAGGAAATATCAAGCTATAGCAGAGCAAACAATATTTACTGACGATATGAGAGAGAGAAAGGAAAAAGACATAGAAAATGCTATTGCTGCGGAACAACTACGTATCAATGAGCTACCGCATGCTATCGCCTTCAACGCAGATATAGTACAGATGAAAAACAAGTGAGGATCTGAGCTTATACTTAGATTACCTACTGATGAGTTACAAATCTGGTTATACAAAAACGCCAAGTACCTCAAAGATATGCAACTGGTTATCAGTGATCCTTATTCTATTTTCGTAAAAGATTATTCAAACGTGAAAGATATCATCAACCAAGAAGATACTGGAGTAGAGTTTTTTGGAGTACTAGCTTAATTTTTTCTGGTTATTCAAAATTTTCATAATTAGTACAATATATAGAGCATTTTTATTAATTATTATTTATATATACTAATAACAATACATACAGATGATAATACTAACATTATTAATTGTCCGAAGGACCATAGCTACATTCTTCTATGATGTACATAGAGACCTACAGAATGAAAAGGCAACATTACAGAAGCGGAGAGACAAGGGTTATACACTAAAAGACATAGCAAATGATGCTGAAACAAACTTTAGAGAAAACAAACAAGGCCCTACGTTCTTTTCTATATCTATATGATGCAGCAAATACCTCTACCTACTTGTAGCGCTTATATACTTCATCAATAAGATGTTCGAGCATGGTAGCCAGGTAGCTTGAGGAATAGTTATATTGCTATTGTGTTCATCTTTATTACGACACAAAGGGTACAAGCGATCAGCTATACTTATGGATGTATTATCACTTATACTCATGGTACAACTATGATTTATTCTTAATTGATACTAGCATGTACAAAAACTTTACCCCAATTATGTCTATAGAGCAAAGGGAGATGTTGGCGCAGGATCTCTTAGATCTTGTTAAAGATCTGAAGTGGAACGAAAGGATCAGACTCAAATCTTATAGTATTGAGTGAGTCTATCGTTTACAATCTGGAGCAGTAGCCACAATAGTATCGCAAAAGATCCAGAAACTTATAGAAATAGTAAAATACATTCTCACTAGTGAAAAGCTACAACAATACTCGCTGGAGATAGAAACAAACACACTACCAGATTGAGGAAGCGAGACTGTTATATATATAAAGAGATATGTACCGTACTGAATATGAATACCATGATACGTTGAAAGATTGAAAAAAGATAAAGAGTGAAGCTATGTTTTAGCAAAAGACCTAGAGAGCATTATTTAATATTTTTTGTACTACTATGACGCAAGAAGATAGTGCAGCACAATTCCTATTGAAAATTAGGAGTTTTTTGCCACAAGGCAGGATACTAACTACGTTCGAGATAGATTTTATCAGAAGGGTAGGAAGGGAGATATATCGTCTAAAAAACGAAGATAATGCTTATAAGTACAAGCAGGAGTATGAATGCATACCTGGTGCAATTTTTGCATTGCTAGTGCAAGATGAAAATAATAATCGATTAATTAGAAAGATCTTTGTTGATGCGTGAATAATGAATACAGATTGATGAATTGTATTTATTGGCGAACGATAATTGAATGCATGCTAGATGATACTAAAAAACTAAATATTAAACTAAAAAAGAGGAAAAAAACTCGCAAGGTTTCTAGTGCAAAGTGAAATTGAGAGGAAAAAATGCTTACAATGAAGCAAACAAAGCTCATTGCAGCACGTTTAGAGGGGAAAAGTTTGAAGCAGGCAGGGATTGAAGCATGATACTCAGAAAAGAGTGCAGAAGTAATTGCAGCGCAGACATTAAGCAAGCTAAATGTGAAGGCGAAGCTACAGGAAGTACAAAGCGAGATGATCCTCATGCTCTATAATAAGTTGTTTGAGTACTTGGAGTCAGACGATCTCACCATAGAGAAGAAAATCGAAGTAGTTGGGGACATGCTCGACCGCCAGTGACAATATAAACAATCTCAACAGGCTAATAATTGACAGTCAGCAAATTGATCGTCCGATATGCTTGCTTTATTTTATAGGCACAAACGAAGCAATGAACAGCAACAAGACGAAAACGCCATTGAATGAAAATAGTGACTGAATGAGCCGATACGAGGCTTTTGAGGAAACACGAGGTAACCAGAAATGGAGAATATGTTCTTGAATATACAAGATCAAGGACAAGAGAGGTAAGCGCATACCGTTCTCCCCTAATAAACCACAGCTTGAGTTGATGTCATCTATCCACAAGCGTGTTATCGTCCTCAAGGGTAGGCAGTTATGAATTACCACGTATTATTGTATATACTATCTTGATAGAGTATTGCATACGCCTAATTACTCTTGCCACATTATAGCACAAGATAAAGAAACAGTTATCAAGATATTCAAGAATATCATTAAATTCGCCTTTGATAACCTACCTCCAGAGATAAGAAATCTGTACGAAATCCGTACAGATAAAGCAAACGAGCTATCTGTAAGACTGAAAGGTATAGGCGAATGAATATGGAGTACTATATCTGTTGGTACGTCTTGACGTGGTACAACTATACAATCGTTACACGTTACGGAGTTTGGAAAGGTATGTGCCAAATTCAAACAGAAGGCCGAGGAAATAGTTACAGGAGCAATCAATGCAGTATCTAAAGATTGTGAGGTGGTGATCGAGAGTACAGCCGAGTGAAACGAAGGCGAGTTTTTTGAGTTTTGTAAGATAGCAGAAAACAATAAAATATCTGGCACTAGGTTGTCAGCGCTAGACTTTGCGTTTTTCTTCTTTCCTCGATACCTGGAAGATGGTTATAGATTAGACGATGACAACATAGTTATAACGCAAGAATTCCAAGCGTATTTTGATCGTTTGAAAGTGGAGCACGGTATAATACTGGACGTACCACAAATGCGCTGGTACGTGAAAATGTACGAGACGCAACAAGATAAGATGAAGCGTGAATATCCTTCTACGAGCAAGGAGGCATTTGACGTTGCGGTCCAGTGAGCTTACTACGAGGCAGAGATGAATATCTTACGTAGGCAGAACAGAATATGTTTCGTGCCATATGATCCACAATTGAAAGTAAACACTTGCCGAGATCTATGAGGAGCATGAGGTGGTAACGATATGGTTATACGGTATTTCCAGGTATTTGGTGATGAAGTAAGATGGATTAATAGAGATAAGCTAAATGGTATAGGTATCATTGAGGCGATAGAGACTTGTGTAAAAACTAAGTGATATCAATACTGGTATCACTTTGGCCCCCACGATCTTAAAGTCCACGAACAGACTACAGCAATAACAAGATTTGAGGCCGCAGCGAAAGCATGAGTTGTATTTCATGTGATCGATAGCTACAGCGGTATAATATCTGATAGAATATCCGCAACAAAGCGTATTCTCAAAAAATCGTGGTTTGATAGCACGAATTGTACAAAGTGATTTAATGAGCTATGATTGTATCGCCGCAAACGAAACAAGACGCTAGGTATGTTTCTGGACCAGCCAGACCACCAGTTTTCTGATAACGCTGACGCTTTTGGTTATTGATGTCTGCAGATAGAAAAGATCTTCTTCTATAAGCCACCAGATGAAGGGCCTACAATTACAACACCTAACCGAAATCTTATGGGTAGATAA